GGGGAGCCTGACCTTCGCGGGTCATGTATCCTCGGACATAATCACCAATGAACATCTTGAAGTCGGGGAACGCCTTGAGTTTCGGGAAAACTTTCAGGACATTCTGTGCTACTTGATATTCCTTGCTCTCCGGCTTGTTCCACCAAGGGTAATGCTTGGTGGCGATTGGCTCAATCTGTTCGCGCGTTTGGATCGCTCCCAGCTGTTTCGGCAGCTGTTCTTCGATGGCGCGCGTAGCATTGACCAACATCCGGGTGACATCCTCTTGGCCGTATTCCTTGTCACCAAGGACAAAGCCGTAGGGGTTTTCCATGCACTTGTATTTTAGCCAGCGGGCGTTTTCCAGTTCCTTTTCGACCTGTGCCTTAGTCTGAAGCGACTCGAACGGGTTAGATGCGTCATTGACGCTAGTGACCGCCGTGTCGGACTGAGGTGCCGATTGGATTTGCTGTTTCAGCGCTTCCATCTCCTCGCGGAGCTTGGTGACTTCCTCCTCGGCCTGCTTGCGCTTAGCCGTGAGTTTGTCGATGCGCTTCTGGACGCCCTTGGGAAGATCGCTGTCTTCGTCGTCGTCTTGCGTATGCTGTGAAGGAACTTCGTCGATACCATCCTCTGCCTGGGGGAGTTCCGTGTCGGTTACTTCGTCCTGCTGGGACGCTTCGCCGTCGTTGGAGTCCTTGACTTCCGTCTGGATTTCGCCCTCATCACCGGCCTCGGGCTGTGCCGCCTGTTCAGCGTCAGCGAACAGGGTGCTACGGAGGATATCCGCGAGCTTATCTTGGTTTAACGCCCCTGACTGGGCATTTGACTGTACCTCGGGGTTGTTTTGAGCCGTTCCGATCTCGGCGTTGGTGTTGTCTTCCATATTCAGAGAGTTTTGCGTCCACTCAGAGGACGTATGGGCAGTAACGCCCTAAAATGATGTAAGTCAACGGGGGTCAGCCCCGCTTGCGAGGTTTGGCAAGATTACGCACTATTCTTGACCCCGAAACGCTCTCGGAGGGCTTCCGACTGCTCAGAGAGGAGCAAATCCCGGAAATCCCTAAGAGCTTCGGCACGTCCGCAAGCGTGAACCCTCTTTTCGCCTTCGATGCTATAAGAGATAGCACGATCGACTTCAGCGGCGATAGCAGAGTCCATATACGCGAGAACAGCGTCAAAGACTTCGTTTTTCTCGAAGCCGAGCGTCCGCCTGACTTCTTTCGGGTCAAGCGCCATAGCCGGGTTGCTGGCCCTCCTGCGCCATCTTATCCGAGACAGGGGTGACGCCTAGGCGCCCGATGGTCTTGTTCTGCTGCTGCTGAACGCTCATCTGGAGGTTCTGGATGTAATTCTGGATAAGAGCCTGGAACTGCGGGTCGCTCTGAGACTGCTGCTGAGCCTTCGGGTTCTTCTGGACGATATCCTGGAGATACTGGAGCTTAGTCCCGGCGGTGGGGTCGTTTTCGACGTATTGGACTTCCATGCCGGCCATCATCTTAGCGATATCCGTCTGGACGTCGTTATAGAGCTTCTGGGAGGCAGTCTTTTGATCCAAGAGCAAGTCCTTGGCCGACTCAGGGCTGATAGCCTCGATAAAGCGCGCCGTGAGCTTATTGCGGTCGATAACGCCACCCGCGTCCATCGGGACGACGAACGAGGCGATGGCCTTGAGCTTCTCCATGACGTAATCGGTGTCGAGCTCGCGGACGTTGTAAGAAACGCCGATATCGTACATCTGCGAGATTTCGTTCGGCGTCATGACGATAGGCGTGCCGACGATGCGCTCGATTTCGCTGCCTTCGAGGTATTGAACGGACAAACTGACCATCTGCTTGAGAACCCGGCTCCAAGCCGTAAGCCAGTTGTTCACAATGAACTGCTGGGTCATCTGGGTTTTCTGCGGGGGGACGGCAGGATTGAACAGGCCGAAATAGGCCGCGTTCTGGGCTTCCACACGATCAATGAGGTTGAAGGCGAGTGTAGGATTGCCCGAGGGCGGCGAAAGGAACGAGTAATCGTCAGGGGTAGTGACGGGGAGCAGGGAACCGGGGGCAATCTGGTTCTGGGTGCCGAGTCGCTTCTTTACCTTGATAGGGGGGAGCGTTTCAAAGGCAGTGCGGTCGCGCAGGCTGTCCTTTTGGGCCTTAATCTCCTCCTGGTCGGTGAAAGCAATCTCAGGGACGCCACGGGACTCGACGACGGCGCGCTTCAGGCGCTCGCGGCGGAGTTCGATGAACGGGTACTCACCGTGAGCGTAATCGAGCTTAGTGTGCTTAGCGTAAGTCTCGACCTGGCTCGTCTGAGGAGAGAAAATCGTGTAATAAACGCAAGGCACGCCGTTCGCGTCGATTTGACGGCTATAAGCGTACACAATCTCGATGAGGTTGTCCGCGCGGTGCATGGCGTTCGAGACGTTCGACGTGACCGGAATGAGGTTCGGATCGGTAAGGTAGGCGGACTTGCCGGCGGTGTTCGCGGCTTCCTCGACGAAGGCTTCGTCCCATCCGTCGGCCTTAATCATCTCGCGGAGCTCGACTTCCGACATGAACGTGCGCTTAAAGATGACGCGGGCGTCCTGAAGGTCTAGGGTTTCTGGCGGGAAGCTGATTTCCTCGTAAGGCTTCAGGGCGGCGCAAACAGGGAGGTTAATCCGGTTGTATTGCTGGCTATACGTCGAAACACCTGAGTTCAGGAGCTCCGTAGCGATACGACGGGCTTCATCCGACGAGCAACCGAGGGCATTAGCGAACAAATCAGCCGTGATGTCAGAGGCGCCGGTGGCAACCATCTGGCGCAAGGCTTCAGCGAGCACGCCATCCATGGCCGCGCGTTCTTCGAGCGTAGGCAGGGTTTCGGTGACTTCCCGGCTTCCCAGGCGACGCTCCCAGCCGACGTGCATGACTGCCCAGCCGTAATTCTGCGAGTATTGCGCCCAGAGTTCAGCCTCGCGTTCGAGGTCGGCGCGGAGTTTGTTCTCGACGATCCAGCGGGCAAGGGTCTGGACAGCGGCAGCGGTGCTGGCGTCTCCGTACTCAGTGCCGGTCACGCGGATGCGGGCGAGCTGCCAAGAGTTCACCAAAAGCATCACTAATTCATTGATAATGCTGTCAACGAGGCGCACGCGGACGTCGGAAGCACCCTCGAACGGGAACGCACCCTCGCCGTCGCGCTGATTGCGGCTGTATTTCTTGCCATCGTCGCTCTGGCCTTCCCAGCGAGCAAGGCGGATGTCGTCGTTGCTGTTAATGCGGCTGATATTGCCACCGTTCGTCAAAGAACGATCGAACTCGCTCTGGAGTTCCTGAATGTCAGGCGTATCGCTCGCAAAAACGAGCTTATCGCTCCTGTTGTACTTGCTCTGCATTGATTTGTGTAAAATAGTGGGATTTTGACTCGATATATTGGATCAAGGACAACTTATGGAAGCGGTATTGCCCTCCGAGCGTCTTGAAACACCGGACAAGCCCCTTCTTGCGAAGATTATCGAGCTCTCGTACGTCTATGCCCGTCATTTCCTCGGCAAGCGAACGCGAAAGCACGATTGGATAGTCTTTTGGGTCTTTTGGCATAAATTAATACGAACCACCACGGGTTGCCTTCCAGGTTGCCTCATCTTCCTGCTCAGGCTGCATGACTACGAGGTATCTCAGGCAGTCGATAGGGTCTTTAGACGCCCCTTTCTCCCCATCTGCCCCAGTCCACTCCCTCAATGAGTAGATGAGGTTGTCGCAATCCTCTGAAATAAAGAGTTTCGGCTGGTTGAGCACCGTGACAGGCTGGTTCTGGTCGTAGGCCAGCGCGTCGTTGATGATAGCGATGCCTTCCTCGATCTTAATGCCCGCCGCCGGCGTGAAATACATCGGGTCGGGGTCAGTCTCCAGGAGTTCGATGAGCGAAGTGCCGCCCTCCTTGCCCGCCGCCTGGGTAGCCCCGGCTCTAGGGTCAATAAAACGCTCGGAAATGACCGTATCGGCTTCGACGTCTCGGATTGTCTCCTTGTATTCGTTGATACCCCTGCCCCCGCCGGCGCGCTGCGCAGCCCCAGCCTTACCGTCGAGCTTAGAGTCCGGAAGCGCCCATTCCCCGTAGGTCTTGTCCGGCCACTCGCGGTAGATGTACCATTTAGTGTTTTCGCCCGTCCCCACGGCGCGCAGCCAGAGCATGAACCAGTTACGCGCCCCCGCAGGGTCGATGACCATGAAGTTCGTGCCTTCCTTCGGCACATCCGCAGGCTTCAGGATGTTCGCGTCTCCGAACCTCGGGAATTGCGCCCCGGCTAGACCGTCCGCCCAGCCGTAGGCTCGGATTTTTCGCTCGTAAGCAGTCTTTCCATCAAGGGTCTTCCTGAGTTCGTCGAAAGGGTTATACGGGTTGAACTCAGAGTGAAACCAGACGACACCGGCGTCCTTGCCTCTGGATTTCGCCCGATACGGCATGTGGCCTAGCGGGACGCCAGGGACGTGCTGGTGCTTGGGATCAAGAATGGCCGCAGGCTTCGTCTCCAAGTATTTGCAACCAGAGACGTATTCCTTGACGACGTTCGAGTAGCCCTGCACCGGGGTGAACGTCACGATGAGCTTACCGCGACGGGTAACGACTCGGTAGCGCAGCGTCTCAACCCAGTCCAGCGGCACCAATTCGTCGCACCAGATGATATCGCACTCGCCGCCTTCAATGACCCGCCTTTCCTGAGCGTAGTTCATGAAGTGGCACTGACTCCCGTTCGGGAAGATGAACGTGCCGTCGGAGAAGCCGTTTTTCTGTGTGTACTGAATGTTAGTAACTCGGCCCTTCTTCAGCCCCTTGAACTCAGGCGGAAGGTACTTCCAGATGACGTTCTGTTGCATCTGGATCGAGGACTGGCTCGTCGTATGCAGACACCAGACTCGGGCGTTCGGGATGTTCACCATCGCAGCGACCACCCTCTTAGCCGCCCATTCGGTCTTGCCGGCTCGGTTGCCACCCAGCACGCACACCTCCTGATACTGCTGCAAGAAGTCATCAGCCGCCTTCCAGTGGAAAGGCTCGTAGCCGTGACGATACGGGTCTTGCTTCTCAGCGAGGATTTTCTCCTCGCGCAATCTGAGTATCTCCGCGAGCTTCTCCGCCCCGAGCTGATCCTTCAGAGCCTTGAGCTCGTCGGTGCTCGGCAACCGGATGACTGGATGCGGAGTGAGGTTCACCAGGCTTTGCAGCTCCAGTATCTCGCCTTGGTCTTCGGGCCGGGAGTCGCGCACTTATGCCGCGCTCTGAAAGATTTACGCCTCGCAGGGTTGCTCTTCTTGATCGACATGTTCGGATCACCGAAGCGCACGATCTTCGTCTTGCTGCCGTCCTTGACGTAAACAGCGGACTTCTTCGGGCCACCCGGCGTCTTGAACGGCTTGTTCAGGCTGACCTTCCTGCCCTTGTAGTCAGCCATCTCAGCGACCCTTGTAGTTCGCCTTACCCTTCGACTTCTTGCCATGCATCATGGCTTCCATCTTAGCGTAGTCGCCCTTCATCAGACCCTTGTCCTCTCGCATTTCGTGCTTCTTGGACTCGCGGGCTTCGTGCTTCTTGTTGTTCTTCATAGCGTGCATCAGTTTCCCTTATGGCAAGGATAAGTCAAACTAATCTTAGGCTTCCTCGGCTCCCTGCGCTAATCCCAGTATCCCCACCCTGAGAACCTTACCCATCACGTTCTCGAAGTTCGTCCCGCCGAAGACCACGACCTTCCACCGGCCATCCTTCCCCTGGACGATGAAAGCGCCTTGCTCGACGTAACCCGGCGCCTTCTCCGAGAACTCGGCCAGAAAGCCCTGCATCTGCTCATCTGAACTCTCCTCCTTTAAGCTGAACGACCCAGCCTTACGCCCCTTGAACAGATCGTCCACGCGGAACGCCGCTACATCTAAGCCGTCAGGCTTTCGACGTCTAGCCTTAGCCTTGACCTTAGCCTTCGCCTTCACCGGCTTAGACTTTTTCTTCTTAGCCATCACCACTTCCCTCCGAAGCGAGGATGACGCTTGGCAACCCAGCGCCCAGCGTCCTTCCGCAGCGGCACCGTCATCCCAGCGACGAACTTAGAGTTATCCTTGACCATCACCTTCACCTCATCCTTCCCGACCTTACAGATGATAATCCTCGGGTTGCGCACCCTAGACACCACCACCCCATCCCACTCCTGAGCAGCTACACTAATCTGCTCCTCGACCTCCTTAACCTCCTCGTCAGCGAGCTTAAACCTAGCCTTGATCTTCATCATGCCGATAGGCGTCCACAAGACCTTCCAGGTGCTCTTGACCCTCCGGCTCGGCTCGTACACCCAGTCCAGCCCCTCGAAGCACTCCTTGCGGAACGCTACGAGCTCCTTACGGCTGATCCCAAGGGCATCCGGCAAACTGCTCTCACTCACACATTCTTCGCGGTTCATGCCTTAACCCTAACCCGCCTTTTAGCCTTTACAACCTAAGTGTGCGTTCACTGCGTTCACTGTTCGTCACCCCCTGGGCTTCTCCGGCCTCACGGCCTCTGAACCCCATCCCCCGAGCAGGGGGACTGAGGGGGGTGTGGGGGAGAGTCAAGAGAGGGGGTTCACCCCACCCCTGTCAAGCCGATCTAGCACTTAGCCTTACCCTATTAGTTTTCCTAATACTGCACAGTAGCAGGGCTTATTGCAGAAAAAGTGCATAGGGGTGAACCCGCTAGGGTTTCCGCCGCCGGCGCGTGGGCTACCCCCTCCCCCCGTCGCGCTTGCACCCCTGAAAACCCCCTAAAACCCCACAATTTCCCCACCTTGCCCCACGTCGCGGGGGTGGGGTGGGGCAGGGGTAGGGCGTCGCGTCTCCCCCTATTAGCCAAGCGGGGAGGGGGCTAGGACGGGTTCAACGCCCTTCCCTTCCCCTCATTCCTGCCCAATCCTCCCACCTGGACAAACAAAAGCCCCCACAATCCTCATGGGACGGTGGGGGCGGGGGTGGGGGGCTTAGGGGGCTTTACTCTTGCGGAAGGGCGGAGGGGGCAGGGCAATAGTAAATTAATCTTTTCTC